AAAAAGGCCAAAAAAGCTGCTGATGATATGGCTGGCGTTCTTGTCAACAAAGAATCAAACATCGAGCCTATTCCTGTTATATACGGTGAACGCAGAGTAGGTGGCGTTCGAGTATTCGTATCAACTAAAGACGTCCAAGGCGGTGATAAGAACGAATTTTTATATATTGCTTTGGCGATGGCTGAGGGGGAAGTTGAATCAATTACAGACCTCTATCTTGATGATGTGCCAATTACAGATTCTAAATATTTTGGTCTTTATACTTATAACGTGCATACCGGGGCTGATGATCAAGCCTATGATCCTTTGCTTACTGAAGCCAATGCAGGTTGGACGTCTGACCACAAATTAAGCGGCGTTGCATATATTGCTATTCGGTTAAAGTGGGACCGCGATGTATTTAGCGGCGTGCCAGACATTACGGCAGTAGTCAAAGGCCGAAAAGTTTATGATCCCCGCAGCACTAATACTGTTTACAGCAATAACCCCGCGTTATGTATCAGAGACTATCTGACAAACAATAGATACGGCAAAGGCGTGCCTTTATCGGCAATTGATGATACTGCTTTTATCACTGCCGCCAATGATTGTGATGAATCGGTTACTTTCTATCCGGGCGGTGGAAGTGGCAAGATATTTGAATGCAATGCGGTATTACAAACAGACGAAACGTTATTTTCCAATATAGAAAAAATGTTAATGGGTTGCCGTGGCTTTTTGCCATACAACCAAGGCTATTACAGCCTAATAATTGATAAAAGCCGATCTAGTGTTTTTGCTTTTGATAAGGAAACTATTGTTGGCGGCATATCAATTAAAGGAGAAACCAAAGAAAACAAATTTAACCGGGTATTGGTAAAGTTTGCTAACCCGGTAGTTGATTATCAACCAGATCAGGCAGTATGGCCGGAAGCAGGTTCTACCGAGGAATCTAATTTCCTTGCTGAAGACAATGGCACGTTATTGGTTGAAGAATTAACACTGGACACAATAACCAATTTCTACGCGGCTAGGGATTTGGCTAGGGTTATATTAAAGCGATCAAGGAATGCCCTTAGAACGTCATTTAAGGCCACTAGCGAGGCTTTACAGCTATCAGTTGGTGACGTAGTAACAGTAACGCACGAAACCCCCGGATGGAATGCAAAGCCATTTCAGGTTGAAGCTATATTGCTAAATTATGATGGCACTTGTGATGTGTCATTGCTTGAATATGATTCGACTATTTACACTTATGATTTATCGGCAGAGCAAAAAGTATACCCCGATACTTCGTTGCCAAATCCTTTTATTGTTGCGCCTCCAACTGATTTAGCTGTGGTATCAACAACCGTTGTGGCTGATGACGGTACATTGCTTCCGTCGTTGCGCATAAATTGGACGGGTAGTGCAGATTCTTTTGTTAGCCAATATGAAATTCAATATCAGCGAGGTTCCGCGATTATTGATTTTGGCAGCATTTCTGACGAGTATGATGTCTCTGAAAATTACGGTTTAATTTCTGATGCCGCATCAATTCTTGTTGATTATGGTTCTATTGATGAACCGATCGCTACCGATGAGCCTGATTACAACTCAACATTTGTTGCTACAACTCAATATATATTAAAAGGCATTACGCCAAGCGCAAATTACAATATTAGAGTTAGAGCAGTAAATGACTTTGGCGTTAAAAGCAACTTTATTACAATTTCTGGATTGGCTGAAGGTGATATTGACCCTCCCGGAATTCCTGATTCTATTGTGGCAGTTGGGAGCTTAAGAGAAATAACAATTAGCTGGGCGCCTCCAACCGATCCAGATTATAGCCATGTTGAGATATGGGAAAACTCTGTAAATAACTTTTCAACTGCAACAAAGGTTGCGATAGCTGGCGGAGATTATTTTAGTCGCACCGGCTTGGGCTATAACGTTTTAAAATATTACTGGCTCAAATCAGTTGATTACAGCGGCAATGTATCTGGAGAATCATCAGTTACATTTGCAACTACATTATTTGTGGATACAGATTCATTTAGTCAGGAGGTCAACAATTTATTTAGCGAAGCTGGTGCATATGGTATAGAGCCAGTTTCCTCACTGCCTGCAACTGGTGACTTTGACGGCCAGATCAAATATAACACGACAGAAAATAAACTTTACCGCTGGGATTCTGCTACATCATCTTGGACTGATGACATCTTTTCGATTGAGGCTGGAACCGTTGACGCTGCATCATTTGCTGCTGGTATTGAGCCGATTAGCATTTTAACTACTTTGCCAAACCCAAGCGGATACACTGGTCCCAAGTTAGTCTTTTTGACCACTGATAATAAAATTTATCGTTACACGGGGACGGAATGGACTTCTGAAATACCTGCCGCTGATATTGACGGGGCTTTGGCTTCTGCAAACTTCCCCAGTAATTTGCGTCCAATTGAAATTGTTACATCATTGCCGACTACTGGTAACTTTCAGGGCCGACAAGTATTTTTGACAACTGATAATAAAACGTATCGTTATACCGGAACTGCTTGGACTGCTAAAATTGCCACGGTTGATTTAGAGGGCACTGTATCAAGTTTACAAATTGCCAATAATGCAGTAACAAATGCAAAGATAGCCGTTGATGCCATTCAAGGTGATGTAATTGCGGCTGGCGCAATAACTAGCGCTAAAATACTAGACGGCGCAATTGATGAGCTTAAACTTGCAAATGATGCTGTAACAAATGCAAAAATAGCCGCCGATGCTATTACTGCTGACGTAATCGCCGCTGGAGCTATTACAAGCGAAGCAATTACGGCTGGTGCAATTACTTCGCTTAAGTTGGCCGATGATGCTGTTACAAACGCAAAAATTGCCGTTGATGCGATTCAAGGTGATGTTATTGCCGCCAGTGCTATTACCTCTGATAAATTATTAGATGGCGCTGTTAATGAGTTAAAGATTGCCTCAAACGCTGTTACTACTGCAAAGATAGCAACTAACGCGATTACTGCTGATGTCATAGCTGCCGGAGCAATTACAGAAACAAAGATAGCTAGTGATGCGGTAACAAATGCCAAGATTGCGGTAAATGCAATTCAAGGCGATGTTATTGCTGCTGGCGCTATCACAGAAACAAAGATTGGCGCTGATGCGGTTACTACTGCAAAGATAGCGAATGATGCTGTTACCGAAGATATTATTGCTGCAAGCGCGATAACTACAACAAAGATCGCAACTGATGCAATTACAACGGCTAAAATAGCTGCAAACGCTATTACCGCATCTGAGCTTTCGGCAAATTCCGTAACAAGTGACAAGATAATAGCCAATGCGATTACCAGTGCTAAAATATCNGCTGGCGCGGTAACTGCAAACGAAATAGCAGCAAATGCCATTACTTCCGCTAAAATTGCAGCCGATGCTATTACGGCTGATAAAATAGCTGCTGATGCGGTCACTGCTGACGCTATTGCTGCCAACACGATTACCGCTTCTGAAATTGCCGCAGGTGCTATAACTGCTGATGAAATAGCTGCAAACGCAATTACTTCAGCTAAGATCGCAGCTAATACAATTACGGCAGGAGATATTGCAGCTAATGCCATTACCGCCTCTGAACTTGCTGCTGATGCTGTTACGGCAGATAAAATTGCAGCCGGAGCAGTAGTTACTGAATCACTTGCAGCAGATTCTATTACTACAGCCAAAATTGCAGCGGGTGCGATTACAGCAGATGAGATCGCCGCAGCAGCTATTACGACTGGAAAGATAGCCGCTGGAGCCGTTACCGCTGATGAAATAGCCGCTAATTCTATAACGTCTGGAAAGATAGCAGCTGATACGATTGTTGCTGCTGACATTGCCGCTGGAGCTATTACAGCTTCTGAATTGTCTGCTGGATCGGTAACAACGGCCAAGTTAGATGCCGCCGCTATAACATCAGAAAAGATAGCCGCCGGAGCAATAACGTCAGACACCATTGCCGCCAATGCTATTACTAGCGCCAAGATACAAGCGGGAGCCGTTGTTGCTGACACTATAGCTGCTGATGCTATAACTACTGCAAAGATCGCTGCTGGGGCCATTACTGCCGCAGAGATAGCTGCTGCCGCGATAACCGCAGGAAAGATTGCTGCTGATGCGGTCACAGCTACAAATATAGCCGCCGATGCTGTTACAGCCGATGCTATTGCTGCCAATGCGGTTACAGCCGATTCAATAGCCGCCAACTCTATCACTACAGTTAAGATCGCCGCTGACGCGATTACGTCAAATGAAATAGCGACTGGTGCTGTAACTGCTGATTCCATATCTGCTGGAAGCATATCTACTGCCGCGATTGCTGCTGATGCAATTACTGCCAGCCTAATTGCTGCTAATGCGGTAACTGCCGAAAGCATTGCCGCAGACTCGATAACTAGCGCAAAGATAGCCGCCGATGCGGTTACTGCTGGCGCTATTCAGGCTGGGGCTATTGGGGCTGACGCTATTGCGGCTAATGCTGTTACTGCGGACGCTATTCTTGCTGGGGCTATACAGACTGATAAGATAGCAGCCAATTCAATTACGGGTGGTTTAATTGCTGCCTCTGGCGTTATTACTGATTCGGCGCAAATAGACAATGCAGTTATTGAGGCCGCCAATATTGCCAACCTTGCGGTTACTTCTGCAAAGATTGCTAATTTGGCAGTAACTACCGGAAAGATTGCAAACCTATCTGTTGATACTTTGCAAATTGCAGATCAAGCAGTAACAATTCCGACCGGCGCTTATACTGCGGCAAATATGTTTACAATTTATTATTACGATAGCTTTACGATAAATTATCAAACCGCGCAAACAGTAACATTTACGCAAAGCGCATCAACTCCAACAGAAATATTTTGGTCATTTTTTGGTGATGTTAAAACAGGAGATACTGACGCTGGAGATTATGGATTTTCTAGGCTTTATGTTCGAATAAAAAGAAATGGCGTTGTAATTCTTGATTATGGAAAATTGTTTTATTTGGAATTTGACAATCAGGATAAAACAGGCATGGTAAATGGAAGTTTTGTTCATGTTGGTGGTGCAGGAACTGCAATTTATACTTTAGAAATTGGAAGGCAAGGCGATTACATGCAAGTTGGAAAAAGAAGCTTAATAACTACGGAGCTTAAAAAGTGAAACAGTTCATTGTTTATGATTTACATGGCGAAATAATTAGAACTGGATTATGTTCCGATTTAGATTTTTCTATTCAGGCTGATGAAAATCAATTTGTAATGGAAGGGGTTGCCGATGATTCATGCCATATAATTGTTAATGGACAAATTATCGACAAACCAGAAGTTATCGTTTCAGATGAACAATTAAAAGCTGAAGTAATATTTGCATTGAGATTAAGAAGAAATAATTCACTATATAAATCAGACTGGACTCAATTTTCAGATAGCCCATTATCCGATAGCAAAAAAGCAGAATGGGCAACTTATAGGCAAGCATTAAGGGACATTACTGAAACCTATGGTGACGCAATTTCAATAAATGATATAATTTGGCCAACTAAGCCGGAGTAATAAAATGACTACAGCAGTACAGAGACGCAGAGGAACAACCACCGAGCACGCATCTTTCACGGGTTTGGACGGTGAAATTTCGGTAAATACTACAAAAGACACTTTGGTGGTCCATGATGGCTCGACTGTTGGCGGCTTTGAACTTGCAAGGGCTGACGGTTCTAACTTTGTAGCAACTAGCGTAGACATCAACGGCGGCACTATTGACGGCACGACTATTGGCGCATCGTCTGCCTCTACTGGCGCATTTACTACATTGACAGCTTCTGGCGAAATCACAGCCAACGGCGGCATAGCATTGGGCGACAATGACAAGGCTACGTTTGGTAGTGGAGACGACTTACAAATCTTCCATGATGGTAGTAATTCTATTATCAAGGACGGCGGCACTGGAGACCTTCAGATAAGAGCCGCAAACTTTAAGCTCAATAATGCAGAATACACCACAACAATGCTAGAGGCATACGTTGGAGGCGCTGTAAGTCTTTGGTACGACAACGAAGCTAAACTAGCCACCACAGCCACAGGCATAGACGTTACTGGCACAGCCACGATGGGTGGGCTTAGTGTTTCAACTGCGACAGGAACAGCATCTCCAACCCCTACTACCGCTTACATTGCTACACAATCATCTGGTAGCGACTGGTCTGCTTCAAGTCCGTGGGGGCGCTTGGCGTTTCATTCTAGTGATGGTTCTGGCGGTGGTGGCAAACCACACGTTGTTTTAGACGCTACCGCATCAAACGCAATTGGTGCGTCTTCTAGCTTTAGTGTTTCAACAACTTCTGAATCGGCAAATACTTTAACCAAACGCTTAAACATAGACCATACAGGAGATGTGTCATTCTACGAGGACACAGGCACAACGCCTAAGTTCTTCTGGGATGCTTCTGCCGAGTCTTTGGGTATTGGCACTAGCTCGCCTGTTACTTTAATTGAAGCTAGCGGCAGCAGCACATCTACTACAACTGGTATATCTTCTCCGCTTGGGTTGTCTCTACGGAATACAGACACTACTAACGGTAACTATACGACCATTCAAAACAGAGACGGTAATGGCGACCAAAATGCAGAGATTAAGTTTATCAACGTATCTCATGCTGGTAACACAGGAGCAATAGCATTTACCACGCGTTCAGCTACTGGTGAATTTGCTGAAAAAGTACGCATCTCTCATACAGGCTCCTTGGGTATTGGTACTGCTTCGCCTAGTGGAAAAGTACACATACAAACGCCTGCTG